ACGTGGCGCCGTCTTGTCGTGATCAACTTCACATCAAAGTTTGTGCAAACTCCAAGTGCTGCGAATGAGTTTCCGCTGGATGAAAGTATCCAGTTCTCAGTAAACACACCAGAATGGGCAACGTGCTTTCTCGCCTACTTGGTCCACGTTCTGAAGGAAGGGAAGGGGCTGCGCAAGCTCGTTGCGCCTCAGACGGTTCTGTTGTCTACGAGCGACTACCGCAACGACAACGATGCAATTGCCAAGTTCATTACGGAGATGATCAGTGTTCCAGAGGAGGGAGAGGAGACGCAGCCTGTTGAGAAGAAAGATCTAAAGAGAGTGTTTAAGACATGGAAGGACGAGAACGACCAGCGGTCACTCGCGCCCGCCGATATGGAGAAGCGTATTGTTGAAAAGTTCGGGAAGTGTCCCGACAATGGTTGGTCAAACTTCAAGCTGAAGCATTAACCTTGGCGAGCTGCACCCCTGAGAGGAGCATACGCCTTGATGTAAGGCAGCGTGAAGGTCACCACGAGCATAGCAATCACTAGCGTGGCAGTCGCAGCAATTGCTTCGCCGACCATGAGCTTAACAGGACCGACCTGAATGGTGAGTCCAGCGACGGACGCCTGGGCCGCGGGGAAGAAGACAGACAAGATAGGTGCGACAATGTCGCGAATCAGCGAAGTGAAGAAGTCCTTGAGGGCTCCACCAATAAATACTGCAATCGCGAACGTCAAAAGTAGACTGCTCATTTATACACCTTGCGGGAATCTTTTTTAACACTTTGGAGTGATTCCCGCCATTCTCAAAAATGCAGTGGGCGTGCCGAAATACCAATGGAGAATCTCGCCTGCGACGAACCAAAAGACAAAATTCCATACAAACGAAGTCTTCGTAAAGTAAGAGGTTGCGACTGCTAGTAAAACCGTTCCAAGAAGATCGCCCAACGCTAGTCCTAAAACCCTGTAAGAATGAAAGCCTTTTTCAGGTACGCCGAATGCGAAAGCATACGGGCAAGCCATTTAAGTTTTCCAAAGAGAATGTAATGGGTATAGACACTCGTTTTTGGGGTCCTAGCGGATGGCAACTCTTTCACTGGATATCCTTCAGGTCGGAACATCCGGAGGAAGTTCTGAAAATCATGAAAGATGTACTGCCGTGTAAATTCTGTCGAAAAAGCACCTCGGAATTCGTGAGTGGAATGCCTCTCACTTCGAATCCGGGCAAGTGGTTGTACGATCTACATAATAAGGTCAATCACAAGCTGAGGACGCAATGTAAGGGCGACAAGGCTGTAGTGGATCCGGGACCGGATCCGTCGTTTGAAGACGTCAAGCAAAAATACGAGACGATGAAGCTGACGGACGTTCTAGGACGAGACTTTTTGTTTTCCGTTGCAGCGAATTATCCAGAGAAGCCTAGTGGAGAGGAAAGGGCTACTCAACAAAAGTTCATGGACGCTCTTGCAAAGGTGTATCCGCTCAAAGAACTCTTCCGATTCCCTGCAAACCTGAACTCTCGTAAATCGTACATGAAATGGATGTATTCGTTTCTGAAACGGGTTGCAGACAAAGTAAAGGTGCCGATTCCTTCCTACCGAGGCTACGTTATGCGCGTAATGTATTACACAAGCGGATGTGAGAACAAGACGTATAAGGGAAAAACGTGTCGGCGTATACGGGGTATTGGACTCACGAAATCCCGAGACCATTCTCAAACGAGACGAAAGGTCGCGCCATCACTTCTTTGATTTCAGGGCTTCCACTGTCCGAATGTGTTTAGTAGAATACTTGCCGTCTTTTCCTGCGCCCTTCTCACGCTGGTCTTTCTTCTTATCGCGGCGAGATTTTGGATCTTCCATTTGAAGAATATGCAGTTTCTTCTTTCCGAGCTTAAAATTCGTTTTTATAGCGATTATATAAATGGACGTTGGGTTTGATGTGAGAAAGCTAACGCCCGATGTTGTTGGAAAGATGTCGTTTCCGTGGAACCCTGGTTATTCTTATTTGAAGTCGTCCTCTGCAAAAACAGTTGACACGTATTACGTTGTAAATATCCCCGAAGTAGACCCTGAACCCGTTGTTGTGCCGGAGGTTGCGCCTGAGCCGGTGCCTGAACCCGTTGTTGTGCCGGAAGTTGCGCCTGAGCCGGTGCCTGAACCCGTTGTTGTGCCGGAAGTTGCGCCCGAGCCGGTGCCTGAACCCGTTGTTGTGCCGGAAGTTGCGCCCGAGCCGGTGCCTGAACCCGTTGTTGTGCCGGAAGTTGCGCCTGAGCCGGTGCCTGAGCCTGAAGCTACTCCTGCGGAACAAACTGAATAATAGAATGACGCATTCAAATCAGAATGGAATATTGGTACTCCATCGTGATCGGAACAGTTGCGTTTTTGTATATCCAGATGTTTCTATGGAACGCTCGCAATATGGTGGAAGCGGGGATCGAACCCGCGCGCTTTTCAGCAGGAGTTCTTAAGACTCCCTCCTTAACCTCTCGGACATCCCACCAATTCAACTAATGCTATTACAGTTTAAACCTCTTCTTGTAAGCCTTCACGCTCTGGCGGAAGGATGTGGACGGTCCCCACAAAATCCATCTGCTCAACGCGCCAGGCGTATCGGGCTGGCTCCAATGTTCACCCATCCCCGAATGACGCTGTAAATACCGCGCCCTTCGAGTCTTGTCCTTGTGTTTCGTGTAATCCGACATTCCCTTGGCTCCGAACGGAACCACCTTTTCACGCCCGTTCTTTTCAAACACTGCGTCCCATTTTTTCTCTGGGTTATGAGATGGACGAACAGCTTTCAACCTCAACGTTTTCCGAGGCATCTTAATCTTCTCCGTGAAATTCAAACGGGATGGAAGAATGGTATAGCATCGTGCGAGACTATAAGGACTCCAGCGAGTTCCCTTATGCAATACATACCTTCACGAACAGAGTCCGACTAGACCTATTCCAGTTCATGCGGAATCTTCCCAAGGAACGCCGAAACAAATTCAAGCAGCGTCTAGGTCCAGAATTTGATCAATGGGTTATGGATTTGACAGAGGATTACGATGAAGACATCGTCAAGGATATTTTGAACGACGATGAGTTTTGGGAGAAAACTATCGCTATCTCAAAGTGAAAACGGAATAATATACACGCATCAGATAGTAATATAAAGAATGGGCGACACTATTATCGGTGTTCAGTTCGGCATCGCCAACCCTGATGAGATCGTTTCTCGCAGCGTGGTCGAGGTAACCACCGACAAGACATTCCAATCGGGAGCTCCGGTTTCCGGAGGCGTTTTCGACAACAGGTTTGGCGTCATTGAGAACGGAAAGGTATGTTCTACATGTAAGCAGACTAACCTGCTTTGCCCGGGACATTTCGGACACATTCGGCTCGCCCGACCGGTGTATCTCTACCAGTTCATAGAGACGATCCGCAACATTCTCGGCGTCATTTGTCTCAACTGTTCAAACACGTATGTCAAGGAAGAGAATTTGAACACCATCGCCAAGACGCTGACCGGTATGGACAAGTTCAACGCCGTCCGAGAACTCACCTCGTCCTTGAAGACGAAGATGGAGGGATGTGTCCACTGCAACAGCCCCGTCATCAAGAAGGTCGAAAAGGTTGAAAACACGGTCGCATCCCTGTCTGCGATTCTAAAGAGCGAGGACGCTGACCCAATTCCTCTTCAGCCCGAGATGGTTCTGCGATGCTTCCAGCGCATGACGGACGAGACTGTAAAGTCCATTGGTTTCCATCCCAAGTTCAGTCGTCCAGAGTGGATGGTCTGCACGGTTCTCGCCGTTCCTCCGCTGACCGTGCGTCCGTCTGTAGTCATGGACGACAATCAGCGCATGGAGGACGACTTGACGCATAAACTCATAGACATCGTGCGCAACAACCAGCGTCTTCGCGAGAAAATTGACAAAGGCGACCCGGTTTCTATCATTGACGATTACACGAAGGTTCTCCAGTTTGATGTCGCGACGTACGTTGACAACGACATCAAGGGTCTTCCGCCAGCATCTCAGCGTTCTGGTCGCCCGCTAAAGACTTTGAAGTCTCGCATGGGCGCAAAGTCAGGACGCGTGCGAGGAATCCTCATGGGGAAGCGCGTTGATTTCGCAGCACGAACCGTCATTACTCCAGACGCAAATATTGACGTAGACGAACTCGGTGTTCCGGAAGAGATTGCGATGAACCTGACGTTTCCAGAAGCCGTCTCGCCTTACAATCGCGACCGGCTCATGACATACGTTCGCAACGGTCCCACGAAACATCCTGGCGCAAAATCGGTCTTCATTAAGGCCGAGAACAAGACAGTGAGTCTCAAGTTCGTGAACCACGATTCGCTTGACCTGAAGACAGGGGACATTGTTCATCGCCACCTCATTGACGGAGACGTGGTTCTCTTCAATCGCCAGCCGTCCCTCCACAAGGCGTCCATGGAATGCCACAGAATCAAGGTTCTTCCTTACTCCACGTTCCGCCTGAACGTTTCTGCGACCCGCCCTTACAATGCAGACTTTGACGGCGACGAGATGAACATGCACGTCCCGCAATCCATCGTGGCTGCTACGGAGCTAAAGTATCTTGCCTCAGTTCTTCGTCAGATCATCTCGCCTCGCACCAACTCTCCCATCATTCAAATATTCCAAGACACATTAACAGGCGCTTTCCGTATCTCGCAGGAGGACGTGAGAGTGCCAGAACATATCGCAATGAACATTCTAGGTCGCACAAAGCGCCCGCTCAGTGCTTATTCCCGCAAGGGTTCCACTATGACGGGACAGGAGTTGATTTCAAGCACGTTTCCCCTGATGGATTTCAACGGAAGCATTCAGTTGAAGGACGGACAGCTCACAAAGGGCGTGCTGAAGAAGAGCGCATTCGGAGGCTCGCAGGGCGACATGGTGGACGGCATTCTTCACGTAATCTACAACGATTTCGGTCCTGATCGGTGCGGACAGTTCATCAACGAAGTCCAGAACATTGTCACGAAATACAACCTGTATTCTGGCTTCTCAGTGGGTCCGTCGGATCTTGTAGGGAACGAGGAAATCGCAGAGGCGATCGCCAAGTCTCTGGAGGACGGACGCAAGGAGGTTTCGCGCATCATGTCCAGCGTCCATTCTGGCATATTCGCAAACGATTCTGGACGACCCGACGGCGATGAGCTTGAGAACCAGATCACGAACGCACTGAAGAACTCTGCTTCCAAGGTCGTGGATAAGGTCATGAACGGACTCCCGAAGAAGAACCGTATGCGTGAAATGGTGGTCTCTGGATCCAAAGGCTCTGACCTGAACATTGCACAAATGATGGCTATGCTTGGACAGCAGTTCATTGCCGGAAGGCGCATTCAGTATACGCTTCAGGACCGAACGCTGCCACACTTCACTCGCTACGACTATTCGGCGGAGTCGCGGGGGTTCGTGGAGAACAGCTTCATCACGGGTCTGCGTCCCGCCGAGTTCTTCTTTCACGCAATGGCAGGACGCGAGGGTCTTATTGATACTGCCGTGAAGACTTCCGATTCAGGATACATTCAGCGGAAGCTCGTGAAGACGATGGAGGATTTGCACGTTGAATACGACGGAACCGTGCGCAACGCCAACGGCGCAATCGTCCAGTTTCACTACGGCGGAGACGGAATTGACAGCGTGTGCATTGAGGCGCAAGTGTGTGAGCTAGGTGTCCTGACGATGGCGCAAGTTTACAAGGAATTTGCTGCTTCCGCCGCCGATTTCCAAGAGGTAATGAAGGACGGACTCGTTGCGACGGATTCTGATATGGTGGAGAAGATTCTGGACGACCGGAAGTTTCTAGTGGAGAACGTGTTCCGATACACGAGTTCTCGCAAAATTATGGCTCCAGTAAATCTGCGTCGTCTAGAGCAGAAATACATGAATCCGTACGTCACCAAGACCGACTTGACGCCAGAACACGTTACTAACGAGCTGAATTCTTTGTGCAACGAATCCTGGTTGAAGCACAACCGAGTCTTCCACGCCCTGCTTCGCTACTACTTTGCGCCCAAGAAGTCCATTCTCAAGCTTCGGCTTTCCAAGGACTTGTTTGACGAGCTTTTGAGGGACATCCGATACAAGTACCTGAATGCGTGCGTCCATCCGGGCGAAATGGTCGGAACGCTAGCAGCCCAGTCCATTGGCGAGCCCACTACGCAGCTTACTTTGAACACTTTCCACAGCGCAGGAACCGTCAAGGCGAATGCGACTCAGGGAGTTCCGCGCATCATTGATCTCCTCAGTGTTTCTCGCAACCCCAAGAATCCCGGAAATGTCGTATATTTGGCTCCGGAGGTTGCAAAGTCCCAGAACTCTGTGTCCTCGGTAAAGCGGGACATCCAGAAGACGACGCTGCGAGACATCACGATTTCCGTGCGCATTTACCACGATCCGCATCCGGGAACCACGAACACGGCCATCGCAGACGACATTGAAATTCTGCGGTCCTACGAGAAGTTCTCGGTCACGCAGGGCAACTCGTGCATGTCTCCGTGGATTATGCGCCTTGAACTTGACAAGATGGAAATGGCTGCGCGCAATGTTGCAAACATGACGACAATCGCATCCAAGATTCAGGACAACAAGACTTTGAGGGTATTTGACTGCATCCACAGCGACACGAACACTCCCGACAAGATCATTCTGCGCATTGTGTTTGGAACCGATATCGCAAAGAACGCTCTGTCGCTCCGGTTCATTGAGGACAAGCTTCTTGACACGATTCTCACTGGCGTAGAGGGACTCGGAAGAGTATACCCCCGCGAAGTCAAGTCTGAAATGATGTATGACGAGACTGTTGGCGGATTCGTGCCTCTGTCTCCGCAGTATGTTCTGGACGTGGAAGGAACGAACCTGCTGGATCTGGCGACGTTCCAGCACGTGGATCCGCTCAGGTCTTTCTCGAACGACGTTCACGAAATCATGGAAGTGTTTGGAATTGAGACGGCACGGTTGGCGCTTTACGAGGAGTTCATGGAAGTATTCACTGCAGAGTACGTGAACTACCACCATATGATTACGCTCATTGACACGATGACGTATCCCGGTCACATTCTCAGCGCAGACCGGTTTGGAATGAGCAAGAGCGATTCGGGAGTCCTTGCGCGCTCATCGTTTGAGGAGACGAGCAAGGTTCTGTTTAACGCAGCGATGAGCGGGGAGTTTGATAGCATGAAGGGCGTCTCTGCAAACATCATGTTCGGACAGAGACCGCCTTGCGGGACTGGACTCGTTGACATTCTCGTGGACGAAACGAAGCTTCCTGAGGGAATGGCGGAGGAGGTCTTTGAGGAAGATGTCAAGGCACTGAACACGAAACTCGCCGAAGAGGGAGATATCGTGTGTCGTGTGGACGACATTGTGATGGAGTGGTAATGAATCTAACGACGCCGACCGGCAGATATCAACGCTTGTGTCGGCGAATTCAGGACGAGTGCGTAGTAAGGATAATAGAACTGACTGAAAATGAAATCCAAAATAGCCCAACCTAAAGACCTATACTTGTCGTAAGATAGCTTTGCAGCGCCAAAGGCGAATACTATCCAGAAAAGGATGGTCAGTATTCCGCCCACGCTAAACACCCAAGATACAGCAACAGAGGGAGTAGGTTTAGGAGGAGAAACCGGCTGAGATTCTGACATTTATATTGAAATTCTTTTTTTAATTGGCGTGGCAAGTCCAGCCATGCCGCTCATCACGCGGAGGATGTTGTAGTTGATCGCATAGACGCGGACGTTCCAGACATTGTCAGTGGACTCGTCAACGACGTAGTCGCCGGACATTTCCATAACGATGGTCGCCGTATCAATGCGGGAGAAGTTGCACGTGCCACTGGGCTGGTTCTCCTCGGGCTTCAGCGCAAACGAGTACGAGTAGATCGCCTGGTGTGCCTGGGGGGCTTTAGAAAGACCCTTATAGGTCGTGTTGTCAAACCCTAGAGGCTTCATGGTTCCGCTGTGGTGCTGGAAAGGCTGCACCTTGTTGAAGTAATCTCCTGAACGGCGGTCTAGGCGGTCCTGGCCATTGATCTGGAGGTGCATAGACCGAATTGGCTGCGTGAATCCCTGTGAAGCAGCAAGCCCACTACTACCTGTCACCGCCTGATTCAGATACGAGTAAGTGAACGGCGTCAGACGAGATATCCCTCCAGGCGTTCCGCCAAGAACAGCGCTAGTAAGTTGTCCAGCGACAAAGCTCTGATAATCATCCGGTACAAGAACTGGCCGAGGCACACCTAGAGTGCTAGAAGTGTTGTCGTCCTTGTCTGCAATCTTGCAGTTGGTGAAGCGATCGGGCTGAACGACCCAGATGAGTTCCTTCACGGGGTGATTGAATGTCAAATCAATTCGGTTGGTTGACGCACCGATGCCCTTGTCTTGGTTGAACTGGACCTGCTCAATAAGATACTCGTGCGACTCCTGGGCCATGCGACGACGCTCGTCAACGTCAAGGTAGATGTAGTCAACATACACGGCTGCTGATGTGGGAGGAGGAGGCTGAACGCCGTTGAAGTTCGCAGTCACGAACTGCCACTTGTTCCACAGGATATTGATCTTGACTTCGTGATACTGGAGGGCGATAAGAGGCAGAGCGGCGCCAGGGTTGCGAGTGTAAGAGAACGGCAGAGGAATGAAAAGCGGGGTGTTCGTGTTCGCACGGCCAGTAGAAGGGGCGCAAGATGACTGGGTGGCTAGCTGCATTCCGTAGACTCCAGTTGCGCCTGTAGTTGCGCCCGAAAGGGTTGTTAAACCCATAGGGCCTGCGTCCCTGCGTCGCGATGCGCCGCCGAGACCCACCATCTGGTAGAGCTTGTAGCTCGTGTTGTAGTCGGACGTGAGGGTGTCCCAGAGGTAGAGATACTCGCTGTATAGTTTATCAATCGCCTGTCCTCCAATTTCGAGCTCAACGTAGTCAAGAAGAATGTATCCCAGACGCCCCTGCTCGTTGTTCCAGTCAATTGATTTGATGCCTCCACTCTGAACCTGAGTCGCAGGCAGCACAACGTCCAAATAGGTGGAATACAGCAAGTCGGCGTGGCGGTTGATAGTCACCGTCTGCTTCTGTCCCCACGCAGGCATGCCCGTCAAGTTCAGGCGAAAAGGCTCCATCGCAAAATTCGTGTGGCGCTTGAAAAGACCCTTCCAGAAGGTGATCTGGGGGTTTCCAGAAAGGTATGCATCCTGAGCTCCGTGCGCAACGAGTTGTAGTAAGCCGCCACCCATTTGTCTTTATATGTTAGACAACTTGAATTTTTTACCGACGCGACTTACGACGAGTGCGACGACTCGGCTTCTTTGACTTACGACGACGGCGACCTCCTTCTTCCCCTTCTGGTTGGCTTGGCGAAGGTTGAGCTTCCTGAGTGCCCTCGTCGAGAACCACAGTTTTTGGCTGGGAACGCTTCTCTTCCTCTTCAGACTCCTCTGCCGGCTTCTCTTCGGGCTTCTCGTCCTCATCTTCGTCGGCACCACCGCGGCGACCCTTCTTGGACGCGCGACGCGTACTTGACGACTTCTTGTAGCTTCCGTCCTTCTTGATCTTGTTAATAACCTGCGACAGCCCCTTGCCTGCAACGTAGGTCTTGTCCTTCTTCATCTTCGCCATAACTGTCTTGACATGTGCCAACCAAGAGTTCGCCATTTATATCTTCATCGGAGATTTTATACGCGAAACAGGAGGCCTCTCAGTGCCGCCATTACGTCGTCGGGTATGCGCTTCTCCATGGGGATTTCCATAAGACAGCAGTAGTGGAAATATACGCAATACATCCCGCACTCTGTGTTCTTTCGCTGGTGCCTCGTTTTGTTATACGTCAATTCCATCGGCTTTGAATGGCGACCGCTTGCATCCCACTCCTGCTTCCACCTCGTCATGAGTTTCTTTATCTCCTTTTCCGGCTCCTGTCCGTACGAGTCAAAGTAGGTCATGCGCGGATACTCCAGGTCTGAACGCAGATCGCAGAAGACTGCAACCCAGTGTTCCCCAGGTCCAGTGCTGACGTCCGTGTTGAACACGATTCCGATCTGTGTCTTTCCTTTGGAGGCAAGTTTGCGAATGTCCATAGAACAGAGAGCACTGACCAAACAGGATCCGGTCTCCGACTTGTCTCCGAAATCCATCGGGAATGTCCCTACGTATTCGTAGTTGGAAAACAGACGCTTGTAGCTCTTCTCCATCTTTTCAATGTCGTCGGTGGACAGCCACTCTGTAGGATTGGATCTCCATGTTTTCGGAGCCTTTGGTCTTTCAAGGAGCGACGCAACGACGCATTCGCCGTCGCCTCCCTTACATTTGTCACGAAGTCTCATACGCAAAGCTCTCCACACTGAATTCGGTTCTCCTCTTGAAATTGGCGTTACAGAAGGGTGGTCCCGATTGAACGCCTGCCGTAGAGTCTCGATTTCCGCCGAGTCTACGGACATCCTTGTAATAAAAACGGAATTAAGTTTCAAAAAGCAAGTCTAGGTAAACTACAGAATGCTCGCAAATCTCAAGGCACGCTTTGAGTCTTACTGTCAAATTGACAACCAGATCCAGACCCTCAACAAAGACGTTCATTCGCTTCGAGCGGAACGTAAGAAAGTTGAGTCTGAAATGGCGAGGCTTCTACAAGATCCGGGTATGGATGGATACAGCGAGATCCGCATGACAACCGACAATTCCACGATTCAAATCCAGCGCCCGAATCAGTGGAGCAAGGCTTGGACGCTTTCAAAGAAGGATCTGCAATCAGGTCTGAACGAATACTTCCAGAAGACACGCAGCCCTAGTGCAGAGGAGTGCTTCAAACACATTGTTGATAACAAGACAAAGACGCTCGTTTCTACGGAGTTTGCTTTCACACGTATTCCTCCACAATAAAATCAAGGATATTATCAATGGACTTAGAAGGAGAACCTCCAGAGGAATTTGCGCCTCCCAATGCAGGAATATACGACCCAAGAACTTTACCGAATGCAGTCGCCGAAACAACGACAAATGTAATATTAGACATCGGGCTTGGAGGTGTAATAAAGCCCAGCAACGATCTTCTGCTTCCACTTGACATGCGTGACTTTCCTCGTGATCTTTTCGCCTCTAATGACAAAGAATATATTGAATTTAGTAAACGCAACCAAGATATCGTGTTCGGAGAGCTTACAGAGCCCATGAAAAATGCTCTTGACGAAGAAACTTACAGCCGTTTGTACAACAAGGCGGTAAATAAGAGCCTTGATGATGAAGAAGATGGAGTCAGCAAAGAAAAAGCTCCGAAGAAGACGCAGAGAAAAGGAACTCTTCGCGACTTTTTTGAACCTAGCACTCCGGTTACTCAATGTAATAATACCATAAAATCAGTGAATGCCAGGAGTATATGTTGGATTTGCGAAACTGAAATTTACGGCGGAGAAAGTTACGGGTTTGAGTTCAACCCAGAATGCGAACATGTTTTTCCTGTTATGCAGGCGTTGTGTTTCACTGGACTCTATTCAGCCGGGGTTTACGAATCTCTCAAAGACCAAGAAGATGAAGAGGGAAGGAATCGTGGAGACCTGTATAAAGAAGAACTTACGCGTGAATATCGCTGGTCTCATAGGATATGTAATCAAGTCAAATCAAACGCACACTTTATTATTATTGGACCAGACGGAAAATTCGGAATTGAAGTCCGATTCATAAAAGAATTGTTATACAGAATACTCGGCACAACAAGTTACGGAGGTGGGAATAAATTATGGAGCTGGATTAGTATAAAAAACCCCGGAGACACCAAAAAGACATGGGTTGATAAACAGTCAGAAAAGGTACGCGTAGTTTGCCAACAGATCATAGATAAGGCTAATAGTTTAGGACTAACAAAAGATCAGTTTCTAGCATTCTCGGTCATGAAGATACGAGAATATGTCGCAATGGACCCAGAAATTGCAAAGCCGAGCCATCCTCCCGCAGATATTTGGAAGACGATGCCAACCAGTACTGGATCGGCCTCGCTCTATCAGATTACAACTGAAAGTCTGACACCCGTGTTAAAGTTTTACGCAAAAGATATACATAGAGTTGTTACAGGCATCATTTCGACGGTGATCAACCAATCAGGTCGTAAAGGGACTGGGCTGACAGCGTTACAACGTGCCGAGATTTTTGCAGAACTCGCGGGATCTGCATCAGAGAATGCGTTCATAGAGAGAGTTCTAAAGGAAGAAAATGTGAAAACGTATAAGGAAGTCCGAGAGGCGCTGTATTCGTTAACTTACCGTCTTTATGGTATGAGGGATCAGAGAGCAATATGGTCCGATATTCAAACGATATTGCCGGTAGTGCTTTACTCACAAATCATGGCAGACGCGTTCAACAATATAATAGTAACATTCAGTAGTCTTGGGAAAGTAGATGCGGCAGTTATTTCAGCCATCGCGACTGAAACGAAGAGAATATTGGTGACTAAGATTTCTGTTATAGACGAGATGATGCTTGACAAGTATAAAATCTCCCTATCAGATTTCTTAGCAACTAGACAATCTATTATTGCGGAATTTAGAAATTCTGCATCTGCTCCCCAGACTAGTTATACTCGTCCAGCGTGGTATGGAGAAGGACGGAAAACGAAGAAGCAACGTGGAAAACGGAATCGCAGAACATACCGCAGAAAGAACTAAAATGGCGACCGTTTACAACCCTTACAATCCAAACAATCGCTTGTTTGTCCGAACGGATATCCAAGCGATTCTGTCCAAGCACAAGTGCGAGTTCAAGCCCATTCACGAACAGACGTTTCAAACTGCGATGATTCATTCGTCCTACGTCAAGCGTAAAGATTACACGACTCCCGGCGGAGATATATCTCAACTCGCTTCAAAGCCCGAGGACTGGTTGGAACTGTTTGACGAGTCTTACGAGCGTCTGGAGCATTTAGGGGACTCTATTCTCGGAGCGTGCGTGTCCACCTACTTGATGCAGAGATTCCCTCATGAGAACGAAGGGTTCTTAACTGACTTAAAAAAAGAGATCGTGTGTAACGAGACGCTCGGCAAGTTGAGCGAGATTATTGGACTCGCAAAGTTCTACGTGATTTCCAGACACAACGAGGATATTTGTGCAGGACGCACGAACACGAAGAAACTCGGGGATATTCTGGAGGCGTTTATAGGAGCGCTTTGGACGGATACAGGTTACGAGTTCAAAACCGTGTATGCGTTCATTGTTTCGCTGGTGGAGATGTACATAGACATCCCCAAAATACTGATGAACAATCGTAACTTCAAGGAACAGTTCCAGAAGCTTTACCAGTCCTTGTTCCACATCACGCCGACGTACAAAATGGCGTCGTGCGTCAACGGACTATACACCATGGAAGTCGTTCACGATTCAAAAGTCATCGGAAAAGGAGTTGCCTCTACGAAAAAGCAGGCTGAGCAGTTGGCGGCAAAGGAATCCATTCTCTATTTCCAGACCTAAGTGGACATACTGAGAGTCGTCTTGGTTCGCGGAATGCGGCGCATAAGTAGTTCTTTTTGCGTTCCTCCTGCCGACATGTTCTCCTCGCCCTCGTGAATGCCCTCAATGGACCTCAGGAACTCTGCTACCTTCTGGGGTTCATCGGCAAACGTCATGAGTAGCTTGGTGCGCAACTCGCCACGACGGAGAGGAGGGCGGGACGTGCGAACGCTGCGAGAAATATTGCCTACGCCGTTTCCCTCAAGCGCAAAGTTATCCACCTTGTTGTCGCGCATGAACTCCAGAATAGTTGCCGAGAGTGTCGCCTTTTTCTCTCGGATTTCCTTCATCTGATTGCGGATCTGGCGCTCAGTGTCGTCAAGCGCAATCCAGCTCTTCAACGCCTCACGGACCTGTGTCGTCTTGTTTTCCTCCATGTCTTATTCTTATGTTGTTTCCTTGTTGAAAGTCTCTTTTGATTACCACCTTGTTTACGGGTGGGAGATCCGAACATATCCCCAAACCCGATGCCTCGCGAAATGCTTCTATAGACGTCTTCCAGGAGTTTCTGTGGACTCGTATTGTTTCCAATCGGGTCTACTTTCTCGGGTTGTTGTTCAGAGAACATATATTGAAACCGAACACCGTCCTCGAATATGTCGCCTACGAATGTATAAAAGTTCTTCTGATCATCGCTAAACCCGGGATTTTTCATTCCAAAAGTTCGAAACCCTCCGAACCCGAGCATCCCCATACATTCGGCATGGGGTACCAACCCACCTAGAGTCGTCTCTGCTGGAACTACGAGCTTTGTAGGCATATGAGTCGCGGTTTCCACGGAATATTTCGTGTTTGCCTCCTTGTTCTCGGATGAAGATAATGGACTTACGAATCCACCTTTGACACCATATACCGTCTTCACAGCAGAAATATTGTATGCTCTACCTGTTCTCTTTTCAGGGCGTATTTCGGTCTTGAGTGGCTGAAATCCAGGATGAGTCATTGCTGCCGGAAGAAGCGGGATCGGGTCAAACTTATGAGTACCTATTCCTCCCTTCTCAAATCCAGAACCTTGAGTAACGACTCTGTCTAGAGTTAAAAATCCAGAGTCTAAGAAGGAGTTAAACCGATTACGAGCAACGTCGTTCAAAGTTGTAGGAGAACCAAATGTTATTATGTGAACAGACGCTATTTTCTGAAGAGACGGATGTGTTCTCAGTTCAGCGAGCATAAACCCGAGAAGGGTTGCAAACGCAGCTCCTAGGGAATGACCTGTAACGAAAACGCGAGTGGGTTTGTAATCAGAAAGCATTTGCGATATGAAACTCCAACTTTTCATGAGAGTATCCATGAATCCAGCAGGAACTTTGCCGCTAGTTTCCGGGATGCGTGGGAATCCAGGCGGAGTGTATTGACCGAACTCCGTAGAACTTATAACCGATGTTAAAGTGCGAACATCGTCTTTGAAGTTTTCAATCGTGCTAGATGGTTTAAAACTTATAATAAGGTCTTGAGGTGTGAGTCCGAAGGTTGTTTTGGTCGAAAGAAGGTCTCCTCGCGTTGCCATGAACGTCACGTCGTTTGGAGATGACACGTATCGACAAGGGGACATCCCCGGTTGGACAGATGGCACCAAGCAATAACTTTCCATTGGGCGCAAGGTCTCTTGTCCTCTCCTCTTGGCGCGTATCCCCTGATTTATTCCAGCAGAAGGAGTTCCTGCTTTTCCTTGCGTGGAAACATTGGCGTGATTATGAGGACCCTCTTTCATCTTCTTCCCTAAGTATCTCCTGTCGAGATTGGTCAGTGTATTGTTGAGAGTTGCGCAGTCGTTTTTGTCGGACAGTCGCTGAAGCCATCCAGACTTCATAATAGCCTCGTGGATGATACCTGTATCTGCAGTTGTTAGGCGACATAATTGACCCATGAGTCTTAGCATTTGCTCATACTGGTCAAAGTGATCATATGGAGTGGTTGAGATCATTGACCCGTCGGGTCCTTTCTTTACATTAACATTCCCGCTTCCCATAATCGCGGAACGCAGGGTCGTATCTCTAAGTCCACCAGTTACAGGTTCCTGAGTTGTCCGGGACACGTTTGTTTGAACTGGAGGAGGAGCAGGAACCGTCCGTGCTGGAGCTGGAGCTGGAGGAGGCGCTGGACTTTCAGCCTCATACGCATCGCCGATGTTACTTTCTAGTTTGCTTTGAACCTTCGGCGTATTCATGGATTGCCTAGAGTTTTCAATAAGGGTTGAGAACTGCTCTCTGATTTTGTCCCAGCGACTATCCATCTTCACGAAGAATTTATCGCCCTTTGCGAACATCATGGACATTGCTTTGCCGATGCCGAGCGGGATCACCTTCAAAAAACTCTCTGTGGACTCCGAAAACTCCTTGCGACTCAGCGACACCATCGCCAAAAAAGGCCACACAAAAATTCCAATGACAAAGTTTATGGCTTGACCGAATCCAGGAATGTTGACGATGATGGCCTGTATAGCGTCCGTTGAGGCTCCCAGCGAGTCCGTAAAAAAATCCATCCATGCACCAACGAGCGATCCGAACGCAGGCGTCTTCTCAATATTGTGGAGCACAAACATGAAGTTCGGCAAAACCTTTAAAAAGGGCGTAATCTTCTCGCTCTGCTGGACTGCATCAATAACTGCATCTGCGACACCGTCAACGCCTTTTCGCAGCTCTTCTTCGGCCCCGCCCTTCATCAAGACTTTCTGTTTCAGTTTCGTTAGGAATATGCTCATACGGTCTTCCGCTACTGACCTTGAAAGACCGAGCTTCATTAACATACGCACCCATCGGTCGTCCATTATGTTTCTGCGTTAAAATAAACGGATGGAGGAACAGAAAGGAAAAATCCGGTGGAACGGACAGATTGAGCGTATTCTGTCGGAGGAAGGCGAAAGAGCCTTATGTTATTCGTGGCTCCACACTCAATCACAGAAACGCTACGCAAACCTTAATAACTACATTGCAATACCAACCATCGTCTTATCCACTATTGCGGGAACTGCATCTATTGGATCTCAAACTTTATTTAACGATCCCACCGCGTCTAGTGTCGGCATAGGTGTTTTGAGCTTGACGGTGAGTGTTCTTAACACACTTGCGTCTCACTTCGGGTGGGCGAAGCGCACAGAGTCTCATCGCATGACTTCATCCTCTTACTCAAAAGTCCACAGGTTCATTATGATCGAACTCTCGCTTCCGAGAAAGGAGAGAATGGAGGCGCAGGATATGCTGAAAGTTGTTCGGGACCAGCTGGACAGATTACAGGAAACGAGTCCCCAAGTCCCCGAACAAGTCGTCTTTTTATTCAAAAAGCAGTTCGGAGAAACGACTCCGAACCTTAGTAAGCCAGACATTACAAACGGTCTTGACCCCATTCATGTTCATGTAGAAGGACAGTCTCCACCTATTATAGACGCATTCAAGAACCCGCCTAAAACTTCCAACGACGATCGCACTCAAGACAGTTTACGAATGTCGTCATTGGCTCGTCCGCTGATCGTGTCTGAAGCTGATAGTAGTCGCACTTCGTCTTCTTCTTGCAGCCAGAGCACCACATGAAGATTGACGCACTCTCGTTCTTCGCATACAGTCTCTTTTCCATCTCGATGATCCGCTCCACCGATTCCTTCCATCTGGAAGGACACATGTCCATAGGCGTCATCTCTGCGAGCGCCTTCAAATCAATATCGCCAGACCGGTATTTTTCCAGAAGGTTTTGGTTGTTCTTCACGTAACTCTCCTCTCCCCGCAAGTTCTCGTAAAGCGAAATTGCCCGGCTGCGATACATGTTCCAGAATGTGCGGTTGGACCAGTCTACGTCCACACCGTCCTTCGTTGCCTTATCCACGAGATTGTGAAGCATGAATGTCTCAAACTCCCGTGCAGGTTCTTCGGATCCAAACAGCTCTGCAAAGTTAGAAACGACCTTTTCGCGAATCGCACACGCAACGAATACGTCTTTGGTTCTTACCGTTGCCAGCTTCGGAGCTCTTACCGCCGCAACTGGTTTTGCAACTTCCTCTTCCTCCAAAACTGTGTCCTCTTCCGACACGTCGTCGTCATTCACTTCCACCTCGCCGACTTCCTCTTCGTCGTCAACTGCGAATGTCCACTCTTGGTAGAGAGTTTCGTATTCGTCTCCGCGTATGTCAACGTAAGAAGACATCAGGGGCTCATACCCATCTTGATCCTCCGTCTCTGCCGAAAGAATGACGATTGGACTCGTATACGTTTCATCATCAAACGGAGCCGGAAGCATGTGCTGGTTCTCCTCGTCTTCAGATACAGAGGCAAACACGCTCAACCATTTGGATTCGTTCAAGGGATGCTGCAGTTTTCCGTGGAACTGAATGTTTGTACACTTGTACTTCTTTCGAATCCATTCTAGAACACCAGAAGTCTTCGTCGGAATTTGAATCTCTCCGACGTTTCCGTTCATAGCAATCACCACTCCGAACGTCATTTTTAATTCTATCTGCTCCAGCGAGTTTAATTCCGTTTTTTACGACAAAAACGGATTTTCAGACTGCATTCATATGTAAATCAACAGAATGTCTGAAAAGTATATTCCTCCTTCCCGTCGCGGCAAGACCGACAAGCCTCTAGTCGTATCTCCCGACAATTTCCCTCAATTGTCTGCTCGCCAGCACATCTCCTCCAACGCTCAGTTGTCAAAGCCGTTTTCGGCACTGGCAACAGAATGGAACGAGAAGGACGAACACGAGAACGAGCAGAAACAGTTTCAGAAGGAGCTTGAGTCTCGAAACAGAGAGCGAGACGAAGCTATCATGCGGAGCGTAGTTCATCATCGCACGGACAAGTACGAGTCGGAAGAATGGGTAGAACCCCAGCAGCTCGCTATTTCGCGGACGGATCCAGACGGATGGCAAACGGTGGAAAGGAAGGCCAAGCGTGAACTCACTCTGGAAGAGAAGGACGAGAAGAGGCAAAAGTTCCTAGAGGCAGAAGAGAAGCGGAAACTGGAAGACGATAGCGTATGGAATACAAACGCCCGAAACGCAGAGGAGTGGACTTACCGAGAACGCACCTAAACGGATTGCATTCGTTTCCTCTCCTTGTAATCAGCATAGCGGGCTTTTGCGCTACCAAACATTGCTCCAAACCCGGCACCCCATCTCTTAATAGTATCCCAATAACCAACGTGGACTTCTCCACCTATTTTAAATCCGTAGTAGCCTGCAGCCAAGACCAAGCATACCAGTATGACTAAATTAACGAGACTCATGATTGTGAACTCAGGTACTGGCGTCTCGGTTTTTGTTGGTTTTGACGCATCCGCCATTTGTATTCCGTTTCTATTTTGTATTCAGTAAAGTAAAGATGGATGAGTTCTCGGCGACAACACTTATTCTTGGGATCCTTTTTCTCATAATCGCCGGGTCTATTTTTGCAATCACGGGGTCTCGTTCAGTTCCGATTGTTGGTCCTTTCATTCCCACAGGTCCTGGAATAATGGGATTCGTTGGCTCGACACTAAAAACGACAGGCTCTTGGACGCCTTACGTCATTTTGCTTGGAGGTGTTGGCGCTGACATTTTCCTCCAAGAGTTCCGATACACGTTAATGACTGTGATATCCGGCGTTGCCATGGTCGTTGGTATCGTATTTCAGGTTGTTTTCTACGGCGGTGTTCCTAAGTTTCTGCCTGCACTTACCGTCGGAACAGCCGCTGCACTGACGTATTTGATGCAGGACGCATGGACACAGCCGCAGCTCAGCACTGAAAAACGCGTGATTGCGACGGTCGGAGGACTCGCCGGAATGGTGGTGACCGCATTAGTTTCTATGGGAACTGGTGGAATGTTTACGACTCCTTACATGAATGAAGCCGTGTCAATTATAATGGGCGCAGGGATTGGCGAACTCGCATGGGCGATCGTTTGGAACACGATGCCTGATCGTCTGCCTCTCGTTAACAAGTGAGAAGTGACTTTCTAGCGGATCGCAGAATCCTGTAATAATTTGCCATTGACGTTCCAGACTGCTTTTCGTTGAATATAACCTTACCGTGTTCATTGGACGCGACGATTACAATTGTGGGAACAACCTTGACGCCGTATAACTGCGCAAGGTTGTTTGGGTCGTCGTGCGTATTGATGGTAGTCCACTCAACGTCCGGAAACTCATCCTTCAAATCGTCAATAGCCGGCTTGATGACCTTACACGGCTCACACGTAGGCGACCAGAAATGAAACGCTGCGATGCTCATTCTTCTTTATTGTTACTTGTCAAGATATGTGAAGACGCAATGAGGCGGTATTGCGTGGATCTGTGAAGTTTCTGCTTCACCATTTCAGTTCCGTTTTTAACGAAAGTTTTTGAAAGAGCAGACAGAATCGCAGAATTCAGCGCATCTTGATCCAGCTTATCGGTGTTGGACAAGCACCATTTCACGAGATCTGTGTCAGAAACCGGCGGGCCCATCATTTGAAGAGGACAACCTTCAATCTCCTTGACGGGAATCGGCGAAGGCTTTGGCTTTGGTCCTTCCAGAGCCTCTACTGCCATCTGGTCAACGATATGGTTATACTTTGAATGCTCGTCGTCGCCACCAGTGTGTGCCTTTACCCACGTTATGCAGTAGGACTGGAACATCATGAGTCTTCCTGAAATAGCTTCAATCAAATCCCGGTTGATGACTGGTGTTCCTGCAGCCGTCATCCAATTCTTCTTGATCCATCCAGGGATCCACTTGGTCAGGCAATTCTTGGAGTAGTCTGAGTCGGTGAAGATATGTAGGTCCACATCTGAGGCAGAGAATGACGCGATAGCCTTGTCCACGCAACAGAGGATCGCCATGAGTTCTCCACGGTTGTTCGTCTGCGGTTGATCCTCAGGAACCTTGTCGGCGTGCGAAAGACTCGGATTCTCCGGAAAATAGTACGCGTAGGACGCTCTGGCGCCCTTGAAGCCGTTCTTTGAGCATGCGCCGTCGGTATATACACTTACCTTCATAGAGTTCTTATACTGGGTCTGTGAATATGCGTTTGAATTCGTTTTGTTATACATCGGCTCAAAATCGCGGGTTGAAGTTGCGTCGGGTCTTCTACATGAAACAAAACTCTGCACTTGAACGACCGTTGTTCCAAGTATCGCCGCAAAACTTGCTGGCACGAAAATGTCAGGAACTCGGAGTGAAGAACGAGAAGAACGCGGGTGCGATGAGAGGATTTACGGGTCATCCATTCTTCAAACATGGGAGTGAACGTGTCGACAGCCGATACGTGCGCTGCATCTATCATTTCATACTCGCAGTCCGGATGTGCGATTTTGTAATTACACCATTCAAGCAGGGTGTTGTAGTCGTCCAGCGGTTCAAAGAGCACGTAGTGGGGAGGCGGAAATGCAAGCTCCATTATTGAGTGGATGCGCAGTCTTTTTAAACAGCAGTCGCGTCTAAAAAAAACGTGCGTTCAATATATAAAATGCCTCGTCGTACTCGTTCTGGACCAACTGCACTCGGAAAGAAGGAGAAGGCGGAGGAGAAGGCGAAGGAGGAGGCCGCCTATGCCACCATGAAGGCGGAGTATGAGCTTCGCAAGGCCCTCGCGCGAGCACCTACCGCGGATTCGGCACCTGCGATTCGTATGCGCAAGCTCATGGCCCAACTCAAGGCGACCCGTAAGATGCTTCACGGGGGTCGCAAGCGTGGAACTCGTCGTCGGTAATTACTCGGATGACTCAGGAGAGGGCGCAAGAATCTTCTTGATGGGAATGTCCGCCGATACGATATACAACGAGTTCTCCGTCATGACAATATAGCACGTCTCGCACTTAAAAACGTTCTCAATCGTAGACGTATACTCGTCATCAGACTTCACGAGATACTTTGTGGTTCCCTGAACGCCTAGGCAGCACGTCTTCTCCACGCTCGGACGGTAGTAATCCAAATATATGGGCTTGTCGTGTTCCATCGCGACCTGAGCCGTGCGAAGAAGAACGCTTGCAGAGGGTAGGGCCATTTGTTTATTGTTATCCTCTTATTGAACAAGTTTGAACGCATCCTCCAGCTTGAACCGACTCCGAGCCGAAAGAGACGGAGCCCATTCGCGCGGGTGCGTCAGAATTGCGTTTAGCTGCTCAGACATATATGTTTTCAAAACAGGAGACGTTGACAGCTTCACGCACTCGTAGATGAACACTGCGAATTGCCCAACATTCTCTTCAATCTGTTCCGTTTTTGGCTGCCGAATCAAGTGCGCGAGTTCTTTCAGAACACCCTGAAGACTAGACTTCACGCACTCGTCGCTCACCAAATTTCTCACACAGAGTTCCATCATGAACTTCGCATACCCTTTGCGCTTCTCCTTCTGCCTCATCCACTCTATCACCTTGTTGTCGAAATCCGGCTCTATGCTGGAAGGGAATGTCAGCGTCTCGGTCAAATTGTATAGCTTCGGGAACATGGAGATTTGAGCCTGAATATCCTCTTTCATGTCCGGAATGTGCGCAACGATCCGCTTTGACATCTCTGCCATCACGGAAGCATATGCGTGCTGAGTGATCGCCTTGTCAAACAGCAGAGTGGCGATTCGCAGCCGAAACGTTTCGTCGCGTTTGTTGATTTTCTCCACTGCGTCGTTGGACAGCTTCTCCATGTTGGATACTGCAACCTTATTGAAGATGCTGAACAGATCCGAATACTCGGGATCTTCGCGCTCTTTGACTCGCCGCACAATATCCACAAGGACGCGCTCTCTCCAATTGTCTGTGGCTGGACCGTGCTTCCGAGGAACGTGTGCCGGCTTCTGAAACGGCTTGAATGCCATTGGCGTGTTCCGCAACTTTGCAATATTGTTCTGCACAACCTGGGGTAAGGTCAGTTTCGGATACATGCGCAAAGCATAAACGTGTGCGACCGTAATACCCATCCTTATATTGATTGTAGATGTTCCTTGAAAACGAATTTCGTTTTTGACTTACGGCAAACGCAAGAGTATATAGTATAATGGAGGCGGAAGTTGCTACCACAAGATTCCAGTATTCTTGGATGTTGTGGTATCACGATCCCGAGAACAAGGACTATTCGTTGGGGAGTTACGTCATGGTGGCAGACGTTTCCACTCCTCAACAGTTCTGGTCCGTCGTGGACTCCATTCCCAAAGAGGCGTGGGAATCCGGGATGTTCTTCTTCATGCGCAAGGGATTCCCTCCAATCTGGGAATCGCCAGAGCACGAGGCAGGCGGATCTTGGTCTAAGAAGGTTGAGGCTGGAACCATGTACGAAACGTTCGTCGACATGATGATCCACTGCATCACGGACAGTCTTCTGACGACACGCAAAGACACCCTTGCAGGAATCACCGTATCTCCGAAAGGGCCGTTCTCCATCATCAAAATTTGGAATACCACAACTGCAGTCCACGATAGATCTGCGATAACCCCGAATATGAAATCGTTCAAGGTAGGAGACGACGTCACATATACGGCGCACAAATCACGCCCTAAGTAATTTCAAGCGTATACTCGCCCTTATTTGTCGCTACAAATAGCTCCTTTACCCGTCGTATATACAGCCACCTCAATGCATCAATTTGTGATTGTGTTGGGTTTACGATCTTTTTCGTTATGATTGGTTTGCCCGTATACGTGTTCACAGTCGGCAAAGGACCGTCCCAAAGCGAGAGCCAGTTCCTCACAGATTCCATCGTCGGTATCGGCATAGGGATCTTCCAAACATCGTAAAGGAATTCGCGGAAGCACGAATACAGTGGATTGTCTAGCGTCGGAAACAGCTCCGACTCTCCGTATGTCATGATTGGAACTAACGGAGTCCCTGTTTCAAGAGCTAATCTAAATACGCCCGTGCGCTCTTTTATGACAAGTTTGAGGTTCTTTCCGCTTGACAAATACATCTCTTTTGCACCACCAAGAACGATGGACACAGAGTCAGACTCCAGCGTCTTTTTGATTTCAGAGTAATCGGCCGATACAGTGTGCGTTATCCGCATCCAGTCTCGGACGAACGGAAACAGGTGGAATATATTCGCGACCGCAAACTTTGTCGGCGTGTAATCCTTCCCGGTAATGCGATAGGAATTGTGGATACCCGGAGTGATGGCAAGAAGACCGTGTGGGTGCCAAACATTTATGGATTTTTTGGGAATCGGATGCTTCACGTGAATTTGGAACGTCTTGCGAATATTCTTTTCAATTTTTGAAACGCCGCCAGAAAAGAGTTCACGGAAAAACTCAATGATGTGTCGGACTGCGTCTTCCATAATAGGTCTTGGCACAAGGTAGTAGAGACACAAGCAAACGACATACAGAACCAGTTTCGTGAATATCAAGTAAGAAGCTACGCAAAAAGCGCCGGTCGCATACGTGGGCCAGAAGTAAGCATACGCAGCCACCTCCATCGTTGATTCTACGCACGAATCAAGATTGAAATTTGAGCCGAACATACAATATGAAGGTAGAGGACTTCCTTGAACATTATAGCCACGCAATCGCCGCTTTCGGCATTTGCGCGGTTATAGTTACGTTTCCGGACAGAACGCCAATGTCGGCTCTCCTCGGAGGCGGACTTATGGCTTTGAATTACTATTTCTCGCACAGGTTTCTTCATCTTTTCCCAGGTCCTCTCAATTTCCACCTCAATTTACATCATGAAAAGGCGGGTCTTCCGCGATGGCTTGAACTCACGTTGGAATGTATTCTTGAATTCATCTACTTCATGTTCTTCCCGCTCCTCTTCCAAACTCTGTTTAACGACTGGATCATTCCCTTCAGCGTGATCCTGTTGCTTTCTATGACCTACACGTCTTACCACATTTACAATTACTCCATTCTTGGCTCAAAGGACCATTCAAGACACCACATTAACCCTGAAGTCAACTTTTCGCCTAATTTTCTAGATCACCTGTTCAGTACAAACTTTGATGAAGAACACGAAGACCTGAATCCTGGAATTGTGAATGTCATTGCCTGCACTCTGATTGTCCTGTATTTGAAGCGGTATTTCGGATGGACGGACGCTTAATATTTGGCGATAAACCAATTAAATTGTGCCGTTGAGGAATTTGCACCGTTAACAGTGAATCCTGTTCCTGCGTTAATAGTGACTGATAATGCTGTAGTGCTGCCGACTGCCTGTCCCCGGGGGGTAGCAATAACAATAGCGTTTGCCGCAATTCCAGAAACAGCAACAGTAACAGTTCCGCCACTCAATGTCGCAATACCAGATTGTAAGGATGATTGAAACGAAGAAGCAGTATTAAAAAAAATCAAGCCCCCCAAGTTTTCAAAATTTATGTTGCCCGTATCCGCGACAATATTAAGACCCCCCGCCCCTGATTGAAAAATATGTCGTCCGCCCGAGCCCGCTCCCGGGTTTATCGTCATTGTGCCGCTAGTTCCAGCCGCTCCTCTAAGAATAACAGCTCCTCCTGAAATCGTAGTCCCACTTGCAGTCAATATAATTCCGCCGGCACCAGCGTTGACAGTGAGACCAGAGAGTGTAGTGGAACCTGTGACGTTGAGGCCAGTGGAAACGCCCAACCCCGCTCCTGTCAGCGTGACTCCAGCGCTTGATAGGGTTGAAGACAGAGCTCCATTTGCAGCCGACTGAGCCGCCAATGA